CGAGGGGCAAAATCACGATGCTCACACTAAGGCTCATATGGCTCTTATGGTCCTCCCGGTAGTGCAGGTTAACCCGACCATTGTTGCCAACGTCAATGCACACATCATGCAACATCTTGGTCTAAAGGCTCGCGAGATCGTGACCAGCACCATGATGGAGCAGGTGGTTCAACTTATGCAGTCTCAGGGTGGTGTTATTGCCCCGGAACAACAGGCTGCTCTTTCTAGTGAGATTGAAAATCGTATCGCTGAGGTTATAGCGACTATGACCGAGGGCTTTGCCCAATCTCAAGAGCCGGAAAACCAGAAAGATCCTTTGGTTGCAATTCGAGAGCAGGAAGTAGCTCTGGCCGCTCGGAAGCTAGACCTTGAGGGGGACAAGTTTAAACAGAAATCTTCCCTTGAAAGCTCTAAGGCTGCTGCCCAAAATATAGTGGACATTGCCCGCGTTGAGGCTCAAAACAGAGCAATTACTGAACGAAGCTCAATCGCAAGAGAGCGTATTGCTGCAAATCTAATCGGCAAAATTGGTCGCCGTTGATATAGGAGTTAGAGATGAATAACACCGGTTTGAAGGGCACCATGCCCAAAAGTCCAAAGGGCGTTGACACCACAATGAAGGTTGAGCGTCAGGGAGAAGTCCCGTACAGCCCGCCTCTCAATACAAGGGTTGGCGCTGCCCCTAAAACCGTTATGGCTCGTGGCAGGGGCGCTATGGAGCGCATCCTTCCCACCAAGATTGCGTAAGACCGATGATTATTGGTTTGCTCGGCAAGATGATCGGAGGCCCGATAGTCTCAAAGGTGTTTCAGACTGGCGTTCGGTATTTTGAGAAGCGCCAAGAGATTTCTGAGGCGAAGCATAACGCCCGGATGCAAGTAGAGGCTAAGAAGGCGACCGCTGATATCGACTGGGATCAGACTATGGCCCAGAACTCTGCAAAATCGTGGAAAGACGAGTTGTTGACGATTTGGGCGGTAGTTGTGATGTCTTTGGTGTTCCTCCCGTGGACCCAAGAATGGGCTCTCAATGGATTGAGGGGCTTGGAAGAAGCTCCTGATTGGTTCACTGTTTTAATTTTTACTGTTTTTGCAGCTAGCTTTGGCGTCAGGGACTTGATTAAAACCAAACTCGGCGGGAAGAAGTAACTAAATTGGTTACCAGCAATAAAGAAGAACTCCAGAAGACCATTGATGATGAAATCGGGTCTCTGAGAAAAGACTACTATGAGTGCCTTATCAGAGAGGCAGAACTCAAGATAAAGATTGTGGAGCTTGAGGAAAAAGTAGTCGAATTGTTAAGGCGCACAAGTATCCACTAGTTCGAACTACTTCTAGCGTCTTGACACAACTTTAGAAAAAAATATATAGAAATACAGTCCTAATACAGAGGCTGTAATGGATGCGATCCTACTCGCGGAGGGCCTTTATCGGTTCTTACGCAAAGAGCGCGACTCACAGGTTGATTACCTGTCTGCGGGTAACGCTAAGTCTTACGAGGCTTATCAGTGTGCTGTTGGCAAAATCAGAGCCTTCGAGCTTACTGAAGGTTTTATTAAAAAAGAATTCAAACAACTTGATGAAGAGGACGAGTAATGGCGGAAGCTGCCGTTAATATTAAGGAATCTGCTCCGGACGTTCACATTAATGATCCGGATGTTTCACCCCCCACAGGAAGCGCCTTAGACCGCCTACCCACTCCTACCGGTTGGAGGATGGTTGTCTGGCCCATCGTTCCTAAAAAGAAAACTGACGGGGGTATACTGCTTCCAGACTCCACGAGGGACAAAGAAGCTTACTCTTCTGTTTGCTCTAAAGTCCTCAAAATGGGCCCGCTTTGCTTTAAAGATCCTGAAAAGTTTGGCGAATCTGGGTCTTGGTGCGAGACAGGAGACTACGTCATTACTGCCCGGTATTCCGGCTCTCGCTTCAAAATTGATGGTGCAGAGCTAAGGATTATCAACGACGACGAAATCCTTGCTGTTGTGCAAGACCCCAATGACATCAAACACGCTTGAGGAACCCATGAGTTTAGCCAATCCCAACGATGATTCGGAAGATCAAGTCGAGGACGAAGAAGAGGTCAATCAGGTCGAAGAACAGGAAGGTCAGGACAAAGGCGATGAGGAGGGTGAGCACGAGCAATACAGCGCCCGCGTTCAGAAGCGAATAAACGAGCTTGTCGGTCGAGCCAAAAGCGCAGAAGAGCAGAACAATAGGCTCTCTCAGGAGAAAAACGATGCATACAATTATGCTCGCGGCCTTATGGCGGAACAGCAGCAATCGCAAAATCGCAATAAAACGCTGGAGCAGGGTTATGTTGCTGAGCTTAATCAGCGCCTTGGCGCGGAAGGGGCATCGCTCAAGGACCAGTTAAAGTCAGCTTATGAAGGCGGCGATTACGACAAGGTTGCAGAAGTAACGTCAATGATTGCGGAACTTGGTGCTCAGAAGGTTAAGGCGAAGTCCTTGAGCCCAGCCAACCGACCGCCCCCCAGTCAAGAAGCCCCCCAACAAATGCAACAACCCCAGCAGTCTCGGCCTGACCCACAGGCTCTTGATTGGGCAGGGCGAAATCCTTGGTTCGGTCGTGATTCAGTTATGACAGGAGCCGCTCAAGCTGTTGACCATGAGCTTGTTTCACGGGGTATAGATCCATCTTCTGAATTTTATTACCAAGAAATTGATCGGATTATGCGAGATGAGTTTCCGCATAAATTCGACAAATCCAGGCCCATGACTCAAAGCGTGGCTGGAGTAAACCGCAATCCAACTAGCTCGAAGAACAAAAAAATTACGTTGACCGATAGCGAAAGAGGCGTTGCAAGACGCCTTGGGGTTAGCGACGAGCAATACATGAAAAGTAAGTCAGCCTTGCAGAGGAACGCATAATGGATCGTACACCTAGAGACGACAAAGCCAGAGATAAGAAGCCCCGTAGAAAGCCGTGGGCTCCAGCATCTTCTCTTGACTTGCCAGAGCCGCCAGAGGGTTACAAATACAGGTGGATTCGTGAGTCTGTTATGGGATATGATGATAAGAACAATATGTATAAGAGAAAACGGGAAGGTTATGAGCCTTTACGGGCTGAAGAGGTCGCCGGTTTCGATGTACCAATTGTTGACGAAGGCAAGTACGCAGGGCTTGTTGGGAACGGCGGGTTGATCGCCCACAAAGTGCCTGTGGAAATCGCTGAAGAGCGGGACGAATACTTCCGTAAGCAGACGGACGGACAGATGGAAGCAGTCGATAACGACTGGATGCGCGACAGTGATTCGCGGATGCCTAAGCTATCTCCTGAGCGGAAAAGCTCAGTCTCTTTTGGCCGTGCTAGGTCAAATAACGAAGATTAACTTATCAAGTAGGAGGCCATAATGGCTAACCAGGACGCATCCTTCGGATACATGCCTGTTGCGAAGACGGGCTCTAGCCCCGATTCCTCCGGTTATTCTGAGTATGGCATTTCTAGCGGTTATGCGACTGCAATTTATTCAGGTGATCCCGTCATTATGACGGCGTCTGGTGTTGTTGCTGTTGCTGCTGCTGGGAATCGTCTTCTCGGAGTGGCAGGTGGTTGCTCGTATACAGACCCTACCTCCGGAGAACCAACTTTCTCCAACCAATATCCGGGCGGCATTGCCGCTTCGGACATTAAAATTCAGGTCTACGACGACCCGAATCAACTGTTCAAGGTTCAGTCGGCAGGAACTGTCGCTACCACGAACATCGGTAACAACGCGGATCTTTCGTATGTAACCGGAAATACTAAATCGGGTGTCTCTGCCGCAGAGCTTAGCGGTACGATGGCAGCGACGGGCGCACAATTCCGGATTATCCGAGTGTCTAATGATCCCGAAAACAACACCCTAGGTTCGGCAAATGCCAACGTGATTGTTCGTGTAGACGAGCATTTCTACGGCTCCGAAACTGGCGTGTAGGGGGAATGACAGATGGCTATTTCACGCGCTCAACTTGCTAAAGAACTGGAGCCGGGACTCGCGGCTCTTTTTGGAATGGAGTACGACCGCTACGATCAAGAACACGCCGAGATCTTCGAAACGGAGAGTTCGGATCGTGCTTTTGAAGAAGAGGTCATGCTCACTGGCTTTGCCACTGCACCAACCAAGGCAGAGGGTAGTTCGCTTACGTTCGACACTGCCACGGAAGCATACACTGCACGGTACTCACACGAGACCATTGCACTAGCTTTCGCTCTGACCGAAGAGGCCATGGAAGACAATCTTTATGATCGTCTTGGCGCTCGTTATACGAGAGCTTTGGCTCGCTCGATGTCTAACACCAAACAGGTGAAAGCATCGAACGTGCTTAACAACGGCTTCACTGTTGCTGGTGGGGATGGTGTTTCTCTTTTGAACACTGCTCACCCTCTGGCTTTTGGTGGCACCTTTGCTAACCGTCCGACAACTGATGCGGATCTGAATGAGACCTCTCTTGAGGACGCCCTCATCAGCATCTCAACATTTGTTGACGAGCGGAACCTCAAGGTGGCTCTGCGCGGCATGAAACTAATCGTGCCTCCGCAGTTGGTCTTTGTGGCAGAACGTCTGTTGGAATCGCAGCTACGCCCAGGCACGGCTGATAACGATGTCAACGCTGTCCGGAGCACAGGTATGATTCCGGATGGTTACACGGTCAACCACTTCCTGACCGACAGTGACGCTTGGTTTATTAAGACCGATGCGCCCAACGGCTTTAAGAACTACCAGCGTTCACCTCTCCGCACTTCGATGGAGGGTGACTTCACGACTGGGAATGTTCGCTTCAAAGCCCGCGAGCGTTATAGCTTCGGTTACAGCGATCCTCGTTGTGTCTTTGGCACAACTGGTGCCTAATGTTACTGGGGGGCTTCGGCCCCCCTTTAACTTTCCGGGTTAACCCCACCCTGAGAGACTGTCCCGGCAGACGCTCACAAGACTTTCAGGGGAACCCTTTGTGAGGAGGTAATAATGGCAGTTCATTTCACAGGCCCGATTCTACACGCGGGCGTAAACACCAGCCGAAAATGGTTCAAGAACCTTCCGGCTTCGGTAAACCCCGACTATCTCATCACGATGGATGATTTTTCGGGAATTGCTCTTAATGCGACCAATGACTGGACGGTTGTAAAAGACTCTGGGGCTTCGGCTGCTCTTGGCGCAGACGCTGAGAACGGAACCCTTGTCCTTCTTTCAACCAACACCACGGACAATGATGGTGCTTCTGTTCAGGGCAACGAGATTTTCGCTGTCTCCACAGGTCGTGATATTTGGTTTGAAACCAAGTGCTTTGTCACGGATGCCGAAGGCAGCGCAATCGAGCTTTGCGTCGGTCTTACAACCAATTTTGCAAGCAACCCTGAAGCCATGCTTGGCGCAGCAGACCGCATTGTTTTCCAAGTGGACGACGGCGATCAAAACATTGACTGCATCACTGAAAAAGATGGAACGGAAACCGCAACGGACTCAGCCATTGACATTGTCAGCGGCACTTATGTGACCCTTGGTTTCCACGTTCAGGGCCCGTCCAGCGATGCTGGGTCTACGGGTAAAGTTGAATTCTTTGTTAACCGCAGCTTGGTTGCAACTCACACCACCAACATTCCTGACGATGAGAATCTCACCGTTGGCGCAATGTCCGTCAGTGGAAGCGCAACCGGTCAGAAGTCATCTACGTTTGATTATCTGCTCGCTGCTCAGAGCCGGTAGGGGATGATCAATGGCTCTTTCTCCCAAGAAAAAGTCTGATAAAGGGGGGGCTGAAAAAGCCCCTCCTAAGTCATTGACTAAGAAGAATGCTGCGGCAAAGAAAGACCTTCCTCCGGCTCACAGCGCGGAATACAAGGCTCTTGTCCTTCGCGGTGAAATTGAGGAGTAGATCATGGCTTACCAGTCATCTGATGTAAGGGCGGTATTCGCTACCGCTGACGCCGTAGCTGCTGACCCAGACGGCCTCGCACAAAGCCAGACGCCCAGTGGCGCTGGGAATTTAACGCTAAACGGGGCTCTCACTAGTGGCGGTGTTGGTACTTTTGTTTCATCTCGTCAAATTACCATTACGAGTACTGGCAACATATCCAACCGCACATTTACAATTACGGGAACTGACGTTTCTGGGGCCGTCCTGGGTGTAGTGATTACCGGCCCAAATGCCGCGACGGTGACAACCTCAGAGCACTTCAGGACCATAACGCAAATTTCAATTAGTGGTGCTGCCGCTGCTGCGGTCACCGCTGGTATGAACGGTAACGCTATTGAGGTTATCACTACGGGCCGAGCCCGGATAAAAGGGGCTTTCATCGTCAATTCAAGCTCTGCTGGCACTGTCTCCTTTGCCGACACAGCAACCCCGGATGCCACTTCGGCCACTGCGGATTTAATAACTGCGGCTACGCGGCTTAAACTTGGGACTGTAGCTAGTGCTACGGCTGAGCGTGATGTAACCATTCCCGGTGATGGTCTGGTCTTCATTCACAACATCTATGTGTTTTACACGGCAGCTACTACGGTTCCGTGGACGAACATGACTGTATTCCTAGCTTAACGGAGAATAGCAATGAAGATGAAAAAGCCTAAAAGAATGATGGGTGGCGGTTCCGCTCGTAAGAACGCTACAAAAATGATGAAGGGTGGCGGCTCTGCCCGTAAGAACGCCCCGAAAATGATGAAGGGTGGCGGCTCCGCTCGCAAAAACGCCCCGAAAATGATGAAACGCGGCGGTAAAGTCAAAAAGCGTAGCTAATGGCTCTCTCAGGCTCAAAGGACTACACGCCATCAGTCTCTGATTTCGTCGAGGAGGCTTATGAGCGGTGTGGATTAGAAATCCGGGCTGGTTGGGACTCTCAGTCCGCCCGGAACTCTATCAACTATATGTTAGCCGATTGGGCAAATCGGGGTATTAACAATTGGACGGTAGATCAGGTCAGCCAGACCCTGGCTACCGGCATTTCAGAGATCCCTGCCGGGACCATTACGATCACCGTTACTGCTAGCGGGGCCTTTACCGTTGCTGAGACCATCACGGGGGGGACAAGCGGCGCTACC